GTCGAGTTTCTGCTCAAGCTTGGTCACTGCCCACCTCCACGGTTGCCACTTCCCCCAAGTGCATTCCGCCGATCATGACCCTATCGGCCACCTCTTCGAGCGTCTTCTTGCGGTCCCACACGAAGTTGAACGCCGCCGGGCCAACCTGCACCATTCGGAACTCGTCGTTGGGGAACTGCGTTTCGAGCGAGTCGGCCACGTTGGACAGGACATCGAACTCGCCGCCGGGTTTGAACACCTTGCCTTTGCCGGCCGCCAGGATGACGGTCTTGTGAGTCCTGTTTCCGGGTGCAAACATCTTGATGGTGATCTTCTTCATGACGCCTTCGCTTTCTGCTTGTTGAGAGCCCGGCTCATGCGTCCCATCCACTTCAGGACACGCAAGACGTGACGAGGACCGCGTGCAAAGCGCATACGGCCCGGTAGACGGGGGATGTTCACTCTGTCCACTTTCCAAGTCCCTTGGCAACAGCGATGGTCGCCAAGGTCATGCTGCGCACCGTGGCGATGGTGCCAAGGCTCACCGGCTGGCCGTGGGCTTCGAGTTCCGCGGCGATCTGAGATTGATTCCAGTCCTGATGCTGCATCACCAGCGCACGGACGGCATCGGTTGCGGTGCGCTTGGATTCAGAGTCGTAGGGCTTGAATGCGTCTTTGATAACCGTATCGAACTCTTGCACGAAAGCCGCTTGCGAGTCCTGATGTGCCACGTCATTGGATGACGCCTTGGGGAGTTCAGGACCGGTCGGCCATCCAGCATCAATGATTGCATCGACGATCAGTTGCGAATTGAAGCCGGGGCACTCTTCTGGATCCTGATGATCCTTAACTCGTAGTGCTTGAGCGTTGTTCCATTCCTGCGCAGCCTTGCTTAGGGTTTCCCATTTCTCGTCGGTGCAACTGCACACGATAAGCACGAGGCGCCGAATGTAGTGCGCGTCAGGCTCGCCCTCGGCCTGCGGTAAGAACTCTTCGCCAGCGGCCGCAAGCAGTTCATCGTAGATGGTGGTCAAGATTGCATCTCCTGTTTCTTCCTGCCGATCAGGCTTACGAGCAGGTTGCATTGGGTTGGGGTGAATGTTTCGTGTCCCAGCCAGTTGGCCTCAATCAAGTTCAGGACCTCAATCATCGGAAGGTGGGTTTTCTCGTAGACCTCGTCGATCATCTCGGGGAGCGTCATACGCGCCTCGGTTCTGCCGGCGGGTGAGTCCCGTACTTGGCGATGAACTCGTCTGCCATGCCAAAAGGGCAAGATTCTCCATGCACTTCTGGAGAGTCATCTGGGGTTATTTCCCCACACAAGCAGCAATATCCCTCTGCTGAACGGTCATCGTCTGTCACCTCGTGCAGAATCCTCACAATTGCTTCGGCGTCTGCTTGTCTGTTGGTTTGGTACACGTCTACTCCTTTGAGGCTGCCAATGCAGCGCTGCGGTGGCTTGCATAGCCACTCCAAGTTATTCCATCCACTCCGAACACTTCCATGTGGGTGAGATCCTTTGGAACCAAAGTGGCCTTTTGGGTCCTGTTGAGGACGGTTATCAGAGGCAGGACGCCCAACCGGCTCGCGCAGGCCGGGCACTGCACTGGAGAGTCGCCAATCGCATCACAATCGACGCATAGGTAGGCATTGCGGAGGTTAATGTGCATGGCTCACCAGCCAGTGCGCCAGGAACATGATGGGGTGATGCAACTCCCACAGGCCCCAGATTACGAGTCCTGCCAGGACCTCAAAGGCCAGCGTGGTGCGGATGCCAGTGAAGAAAGCAATGACGTCGTCGTTCCGCAACTCGCTGACGTTCGGCCCCTCGCCGAGGACGTTGGCGTGTGGATACTCGGGAGCATGGTAGGTGCCAGTGGCGTCAAAACCGTAATCGGTCATGATTTGATTCGTGATCCGTTCTGTTTCCATCATCCGAAGACCCCTTTCTGTGAACTGGAATTATTAAACCACCACTTGCGCGGTTTATCAAGTGCTATTTTAGCGGGAATGCACAATTGCGTACGATTCCTGTTTTGGGAATCTTTCGCGCTTATTAAACTTTTCTGTTGACATGCGCATTGAGGGTGCTATTCTCGGTTTATCAACTAAACGGTTGTTGTCAATCAACCGCACAAGGAGATGCAAAATGAAACTTAGCCAAGAAAAAGCTACCGAAGCCGCCCACCGCCTGATGACAATTGCAGAGCAGATCGCGCAACTTGAAAGAGACGGCCAGGGGGAATGGGTGAAGCAACTGGCTATCGGTGCCAAACTGGTTCGCGTGGGCATGACAATCAGCGTTGTGCAGTATTCAGACGGTTCGCGGGGCGCAATCCGCAATTCGAGGCTCACATGCGCGTCCTAATTGCCTGCGAGTGCTCTGGCGTCGTCCGCGAGGCGTTCCGTTCGCGCGGCCACGAGGCGTGGTCATGCGACATAAAGCCTTCCGATGACGGGTCGCCATTCCACATCCAAGGCGATATCCTGCCGGTTCTTTGCTCGGATTGGGATTTGGTGATCGCACATCCACCATGCACATACCTCAGCGTTTCGGGCCTTCATTGGAACGGTCGCCGGCCCGAGCGGGTCAAGATGACAGATGAGGCTGCGCGTTTCTTTATGGTCTTCACTCGGCTTTGCTGTAAGTGGGCCATTGAAAACCCTATCGGCACGATGAGTCGCCGCTATCGTGAGCCAGACCAGATCATCCAGCCTTACCAGTTCGGTGAAGATGCAAGCAAAGCAACCTGCCTGTGGCTGAACGGCTTGCCAGTGTTGTTGCCTACTCGCCGCGTTCCCGGCCGAATCGTCAATGGCCGCGAACGGTGGGCAAACCAGACGGATTCGGGCCAGAACAAGCTACCACCGTCAAAGCATCGCGCGGCGGATCGTGCTCGCACCTATCAAGGCATTGCCGATGCAATGGCGGACCAATGGGGAACGCTCTAACCTGATCGGTGCAATATCCCACTAAACCGCAACAGGGGCCTGCACAATTTACTAACCGTAGTACAGGAAGGAGGGTAGCCTATGGACTTCAGGACTCGAATAAGCTTGGACGGCATGGGTCCTGAAGCTACTACTCAAACGCAGCCGCAACCGAGCCGGGCGGTATATCCCGGCACAAGAAAGGAACACATGAACGTCGAACTCGAAATAGCCAAGAAGATCATCGCTGAAATGGAAGACACGTCAGACAAGTCGCCAGCCGCCAAAAAGCACCTATCACGTATCGCGCTGATCGACTACCGGCTGTTTCTACTCGGCCGCAAGTCATATTCCGACCTCTGCTTAGTCAGGGCGAAGGCGATGCAAAGTGGAGTATCAGAACAGCAGTTGCTTGACGAGTCCTGCCGTATGCGGCAAATGTGGGCAGCGGGGAAACTACGCTAGAGCTTCCCGCTCTGAAGAGTCTCCCAACGAATCGGCCGGCCGTCCTCGAATATCAGGATGAACCGGCCGTAGAACTTTTCGGGGAGGATCGGTCTCAATGCCATGGCGGCGCGCAGGATCGATTCAGCCGTCACCGGCATAGACTTCAGGGCTGACTCCTCGTCAATTCTTATGCGTCCTCCTGTTGCCGCCATCTATTCCTCTCCCTCTGATTCATCGTCGCCTTGAGATTCAGAATACCCCACACCGCACCGATCATTCGGGTGAATGGGCGTGCAATCATCCCCTGATGGGAACGGCTCGTCTATCGGTATCAAGCCGGCCTCAATGTTCCCCATGCACTCCTCGCAAGCATCTCCTGAGCCGATCTGCTGCTTGAACTTCTGCCCTGTGCCTTTGGCGGCCTCATGCTTGCCATGGTTGTAGGCGTACATGCTTTCGGTCCTGCTGATGGTCAGAGCCCGTGCCGCGCTGAAGTCCTCGCTCTGCAAGATGTTGTGCTGAAGTTCGGTCGTCGTCCATCCTTCATCGACCGACTTGCTTATCAACTCTCGCAGGTTCTCGCGCGTCGTCTCTGTGATGGCGTAGCGGGCATCGGGATTATCAACGATCTCTCCCTTGTCTGTGATGCGCTTGCCCACCAGCTCCGCGCCGCGCTCCCGAGCCATCTGCCGCGCCTGGTCCAAGACTTTGGTCCATATGTCGCTGTCTTCGACTATGCCGCGGTCGGTCAGGAACTCTGTGGCGCCGGCGACCGCATCAGTCTCAAGGTAGGGCGTTACCTCCGGTATCAGGTCGCCCCAGTCCACCAGAACGTCTATCGTGTCCTGATCTTCTGGCTTCTTCTTCGCAGCCTTCGCCAGCTTCTCGACGGCGAGTCCTGCTGCCGCTTCCTTGCCTTTGCGCTTGAGGTAGGCCGCTAGTACCTGCTCCAGTGACTTCCCCGCTTTGCTAAAGGGCGGTCGGATGCCGTCCCGGCCTCCTTTTGCGTAGGGGTGGGCTTGCTGGCATTCTTTCCGGGTCCTGATGCCCCGCCGGTGCCCCCCGGTGCGACTGGTGTAGGCAACGCGGTCTGAGCCGCCAGGACCGCCAGAGGCATCCATCCGGTGCCTGTCTTGACCATCGGCACGTCGCCGCCCTCCACCGCGTCCAAGCCGTCCCGGTCTCGCACTTCGTTGACCGTGCGGGTAGCTACCGAAAGATTGGCAGTATCGATGGTGGCCTGGTCAGTCGCCGCCACCTCCTCGTTCTGGTCAAACGTATGGCCGATGTCGCCCCATCCCCAGCCGAGAAATATCAGGCGCTCCATGAGGCTGGACCACCAGAGCATCTCTCCATTGAGTCCCTGGGCACGCATCTGCTCCTGAAGCTGCTCGGAATTGGCGCGCGGCTCAGGCTCTTTGATGTAGGGCTTTGGGTCGGTCCTGAAGGCGCGGCAAACGATACGGGCCATCCACTCGTCATACTCCGACTTGAGCAGGTCGCCAGCCGATCCCTTCATCTCAAACGGCTTGCCGCCGCCAGGGATGAAACGCATCTTGGACTTGAGCTTAAGATTCCCGCTCATCAGCGCGTCGAACGTCCCTTGCCAGAGCGCAATCTGCTCTGCCGTCCAGTTCTCCGGGCAGCACACCATCACGTCAGGACATGTGCCCTCGTTCCAGAAGTTGAGCATGTACATCGTCTTGCGTACCTGCTGAGTCGCCTCCATCAGGATCTGCTCAACCTCGGAGTATCCGAAGATTGGGAACTGAGCCCACCGATGCCGCGGCATGTAGACAATCTCCCGCTCAGTGAAGTTGTCCATCGGAAGGCCCTTGACGATCTGGACGTAGGCCAGGGAAGGCCAGTCAGGGATGCGTCCACGGTCGTCGATCTTTGGCACGATAGTGTTCCCGTCGATCACTTCCAAAGCGTAGGGCTTTGTGCCAGCCCGATTCTTCCAGATGTAGACGGTGGCGGCGTCGATGGTGTACCGCTCGCGGAAGATCATCTCCATCCACTGCGGGTAGGGAATCTTACGGTCGGGCATCTTGAAGAAGGCGTTCAGTTCTTTGATGCGAGGATCGTCTTCCGACTTCACTCCCTTGGCTGGGTTCTTCAGGAGGAACTTCCATGGCAGGCTAACCAACTCGTCGACGCGCGCGCTTAGTTCGTTGGCGATGATTCCCGAGCCACGCACGATACCCCGCAGCATTTCTCCAAGCACGATGTGCCGGTTGACGATCTCAAGGTTGTAGCCGGTGGGATAGTCCCACTCGCGTATGTCCAAGATTGAGGGAGGGCCGAATGGCTGTATGGGTTGATAAGGGCTGAAGCGGTTGCGCTCTTCGTCTACGTCGGGGATGAAGTCGGAGGGGAGACGACGGTCATCAGGGCCAGGGCGGTCGTTTTCCGGGTCCCGATTTGGCAGAGTAGGTCGAACGCCGCCACGATTCCTTGCGCTCAAGAGTCCATACCGCGGATTCAGGATCGTCATCGATCCGCCCGTAGCGTCCGGCATCTTCTGCAATGCCTTATCGTTCAGCCGTTTGCCAAACACTGTATCGTCGTTGATCTCGGTCGGTTCATCCCACAAGGCCATGGTGTGTGCTCCCGTGGTCTAGTGTATCAACCGAGCCGTGAATAAAGCACATCGCGGAGTTACTGTTTATCCATCAGTACCATCCTTTCTCGGGTAGACAGCTCGCGAAACAGTATCCAACGAAAAGGTTGCACTACTCCCAGACTATGCCCGAAAGCCAGATGCCAGATATTAAGCATCCAATCCTTAACCCATCGACGCGGAAGAGCCACAGGTATTGCATCGTACTTGGCTGAATGTCTAGTCATCTTTGTCTCCTTATCACTTCTGGGCGCACATCAGGCACTTGCATCCCGGTGCGTGGGCTGGACGGGCATAGGGAGATGCAGGCGGAAACACATGATTCGCCGTCTTCACCGCTCCCGACTTGATAAGCGGCGCAATAGTTTCTGTGTTCCAGTTTTTGCTCTTGCATTTTGAGCAAGACTTTGGAGGTTCATCACTGCCGGTGTACCACACATGGCCGCAGGACTCGCGGTCGCACTTCCACGCTTTGACGGTTGCTTGGCTCATGCTCCCGATGGTAGCGGAAACTACCGATAGTAGCAAGTGGAATCAGGACGCCCACGACGGCCTTGCACAGTCAGGGTGCATCCGGCGTATGCCCTCTTCTACCACAGTATCGCCAAGCGGTCGTCCGCAATGGTCGCAGAGGTCTTGGGGCGCAAGGGCAGCCATAGCGCGGTTGTAGGCGGTCAGGGCTGGCGCTTTGACGGGCGTGGTGATGGTAGGAGCAGGTCTAAAGCCGGGAGTCTTGGGGTTTGAGTCCTGATCTCCTCCAGTTTGCACCGCCGTGATGCCCTGGTAATACTCCAGCAGGCCAGCGCCGTTCTTTGCAACTTTTGCAAATGCCAGCATGATTGCCTCAGCACGGTCAGGACTCTTGACGCCACGCTTCCGCATCGCTTCTTTGGACTCAATCTCTGTTTGCCCGCGGCTGTTCGGCTTCCACCGGATAGAGGCAAGCTGGGAGATGGCTGTTTCGTCGTCGAGTCCTGATAGGTCTCCGGACTTCGCGCGCATCCGCAGGCCCCAGTACAGTTCAGCCTTCAGGTTCACGAACTGCTCTTTGTCGGCCGGCGACTCGCCCACGTTGACCGCATTCGACGGGAATCCAAGATCTTGCAGGTGCTTGTGGAGGTAATAGCCAATACCGGCCGAATCGACGTTCAGGGTCCCGATTCTGTCTCCATACTTCCGGAGCGCGCTCACCAGTTCGCCGCGGGGATCTGGATTTCCCCAGCCAACGATCTCGAGAATCTGGAATCCGCACCGCGCGCACATGACCGTCTCATCCTCGCCAGGACCGGCTACATCGATTCCGATGTCCACCTTACCCTCGTATGTCCGCGTGTCCCGTTGCGCGCGCTCCAGCCAAGCCAGGGACAGCAGGGCATCAGGACTCTGAGAGGGGAAGTCGCCCATTACGCGTGAATCCCAACGGAAGTCTCCCGGCCCCCACTCCTCGAACCGCTCCTTGACCCACCGCCTGGTGGTCAGCCATGGCATTACGTTCTGGTCGAGCTCTTCTTCGGACAGGTCCATCAGGTCGCGGCCGTTGGGATCACCGAGCGTTACGGTGATCGGAGCGCCCTCTGAGTCCTGAGCCTCATAGGAAAGATTGATTCCTTCGAAGTTGGGCGTATCGAATGCGCTGATCGTGAATGGCTGGATGCTGGCCCGCTTGCTGTGGAACTCGTCGTAGAAGGCACCAGAGGAGATGGTAGGGTTGCCCAGCTTCAGGATGCGCACATCGCCGCCGGCCCGAATACCCTCAATCGCTTCGATGATCTTCGGGTCAACGCCGGGGGCCTCGTCAATGATGATGAGCACATGGTCGGCATGGAAGCCTTGGAACTTGACCCCCTCATCCTGCTGCTGGACGGTCGTCGTGAAGCCGAGTGCATAGCGCATCGGGTATTTGGTCTTATCAAACTCAAGTTTGGTGAGGTTTGCAGATGGGAAGGGATACTTGCTCTTGACGAGGGCCTTGTGGATTTCACCCCACATCAGGACCTCAACCTGCTTTTTCGTGGGCGCCGTGGTCACCACGATAGCGTTCTCGTACCGGGCCAGCCACCAGAGCGTAATCTGCGCCGCGAGGTACGTCTTGCCTGAGCTATGGCAAGCCTTGACGTTTACCTTCGCCTGGGGCTTTGTGAGCGCCATAGCTATTTCTTTCTGGACGCTCCACAGGTCAGAGCCGAGCCAGTGTAATACAAACTTGATCGGGTCCGCGAGTGTACTACGGATTTTGGCCTTCTGTACTACAGTGAGCGGCTTCATTCTCCCTTGAGGATACTATCGAGCACGCTCACCTGGACGGGATTGTCTTTGTCTCCGGCCAGCGTGGTGCGGTCGCCGTACTTCGCCTTATTCGTGCCTTTCAGCAGGAAGATCAGAAGCGTGTCGCTGTACTCTTGGACATAGCCGACTCGCTTCCCGCCCTGGTAGACAGGCTTCTTCACGCCTTCATAGGCCCGCCGCTTCGCCTCATCCTCCAGCACAGCCTCGCCCTCGACTTGGGCTTCATCCCACGCCTGCCGAAACTCCTCATCTTGGCGACGCCACTCATAAGCGCATGTCTTCGGTAGACGGCTCAACTTGCACGATTTACTGATGTTCCCTGTAGCTTTCAAAGCTTCAAGGAACTTCGCGCGCGTTTTAGGGGAACGTTTTGAGCGAGGTGGAGGGCCTTTTACGAGGTTTGCCATGAGTTTATTAAACCTTACTTTCCGCGCTCAGAGTCCATAGTTGTCTTGGCTTCGAGTGCAGCACGGACAAAGCAGTCTTTTGCTTCGAGAAGTTTACGGAGTCCTGCTGACTTTTCCGGGCCGTCAGGCAAGGTCACATCGAACGCAACGGCCATCTCTCCGATTGGCTTGCTCACTCCTTGGAGTTTTTCAGGAAGATGCGAATATGCGAAATACTTCAGAATTGGCGCTGACATTTGATTGCCTCCGGCGGCTACGCCGCCCGCTTCGCCGGCAAGATCAGGACACGCTCCGAACGCAAGGCCAAGCCACGCTCACACACCTGGAGGTGTACGAAGAGCTGTACTCGGGGCTTGGGGAGTGTCTTTTGGGTCCTGTCGGCCATTGGATTTACCACCATGACGGGATTATAAAGCATCAGCGAGTCGCCTCGAAGAGGAACCACGCGCGCCGCTCCGCTTCGTCAATCCACACCTCGATCATCGCGGTTGAGGCGTAGTCGTCGGCCAGGGCACAGACTGTATGGGCGCTGCGTAGTTGGGCGATAAGAGTCCTGTTGTCGGCCAGAAGCTCTTTGAGCATCATCTCTGGCGCCGGACCCGGCTCGTCCGAGTCCTGAATCCGCTGCAAACGGGCAATCTGGCCGATAGACCGGATCGTGGTCCCGCCGATCTTCCGCACTCGCTCCGCAATGTCGTCGGTGATGCTGTAGATTTGCGTGGCCTGCTCGTCCAGCATCAAATGCCAGTCGCGGAAGTGCGGGCCGGTCATGTGCCAGTGGAAGTTCTTTGTCTTCAGGTACAAAGCAAAGCAGTCGGCCAGTAGCGCGTTCAGCGATTCCGAGAGTTTATCAACGTTCGCAGGACTGAAACCGTCTTGAATGTCTGAGCCTTGATAATCTCCAGTGGAGAATGGGAAGTCCATGGTGGTCACCTCGGAGACATTGTAAGCGCTTCGGGTCCTGATGCCCATGAAAAACCCCCGGTCGCCTTGTTGCGGCGTTGCCGGGGGTCGGTGGTTACTGCTGTCTGCGTTTGGGTGATAGGTGTGGGGGAGCCATATTTGAAGCTGCCAGGCATCAGAGACATGACTAGGAGGGAGTTGCGCCACCTCTCCCCCACGTCAGTAATCATACCACCAGATATTGTGCAAGGGAGAACTTTATAACGCAAGAGTGAAAAATAATTTGACGGAATTAGCAGAAGTGGTCTACTCTGCAATTGCCAGGTAAAGATTGACGTGAAAAAGACCCCGACAATTCGGCTTGCTCTTCTTCAATCGCATTCTTGCGCCTCGGCACGGGTTTCAGTGTAGAGCGCGAATGCTTTTGCTAACTTTTGGCGCATGACCTGGGGAGCGATCCCTATCCCGCGAAAACGCCGGAGCCGGAACAACAGCTAGCTGCTGCCGGTTGGTTCTGTGTAGAGGTTTTCTGTCGATGGGGTAGCGATCATCTTCAGGACTCCAATAGAGCGCAACTCCTCTGGAATCAAACTTAATAAGCAGGTAAAGTTGCTCTTGAGCAAAAGTTATCTGCGTCCTGATGGGGTTGATAAGTTCTGATAGGGAGAGGCCCGATGGTCAACAGTTTCAAGGAAATACGATGCACGGTATGTGGAGTCAAACCACACAAGAACCACGGAAAATGGACGAAAATCAAAAGCATCAACGGCTTGGCCTACTGCGTTCGATGTGCTGAGGAACATAAGCGGCTTTCTGTCCACGTACTTGGAATCATCCACACATCCACAATGCCATCGCAGATCGTAGTGATTGCGCCGAAGGGGGAATCACATTGAGACAGAACGGCAGCACGGAAAAGAGAACACCGCTAGAGCTACTCAAACTACTCAGCGGGTGGCTGGAAGACGACCTTCGCGTTCATTACGCGGAACCAGCCATTGCAGAGATTGAAGCACTCAACGCGCACAACGAAACCCTTCTGACTACGTTTGTTGGGTTTATCGTTTGCTCGGTGGGTTGCGGTGAGAAACAGGCACTACATGAGATTGGTGTCCTGTATGCGATGGCGAACGCAGAAAGGAAGAAATCGAAGTGAACGAACTTGCATTGAACATCAGGACCATGAGCAGCCGGGAGATTGCCGAACTGCTTGAGTCACGTCACGACAGTGTGAAACGCACCATCGAACGCCTTGCAGCCAATGGGGTTATCGGTGATCCACCAATGGTGGAATACCTCGACTCACTCAATCGGCCAGCTCACGAGTACCGTCTCGACAAACGGAGCAGCCTCATCGTAGTTGCTCAGTTGAGTCCTGAATTCACCGCGCGCGTGGTGGACCGCTGGCAGCAGCTCGAAGCGGAATTGCAGAAGCCAGCGCTTCCATCGACCTACCTGGACGCCCTCAAAGAGCTTGTAGCGGCAGTGGAAAGCAAACAGGCCCTCGAAGCGGAGAATGGGGTCCTGCGGCCCAAGGCTTTGATAGTGGACCGCATCAACGACGCGGAGGGGCTCCATACCATGGCTGAGGCTGCCAAGATCCTAGGCACCGGCAGGACTCGCCTATTTCAGTTCTTGCGCCAGCATCACTTCTTCGACGTTCACAACATGCCACTTCAGCAGTACATTCCCAATCGGTTCGTAGTCAAAGAGCGGCCATTCATGCGGGGCGACGAACGCAGTGTCTATGCCCAGGTCTACGTGACCGGGCGCGGGATAACGTGGCTGACTCCAAAAGTCGCCGGTTTGGGTCCTGATGGGCAAGGGGAGTTCTTCGAATGAACGTGCGCATCACCCAAATAGACGGCAAGCTCCCCAATCTGGCGCTGATGCGGATTGCTGCGTTCCATCGTATGCGGGGCGATGAGATCTACTTCACGCGAGATGTTGAGCGTGGGCTGTTTGAGCCCGAATATGGTGCCGTGTACGGGTCTTGCATCTTTCAGTTTGCACGTCACCGGCTTGATCGGTTCCAGATTGCCTTTCCTGGGGCTGTTGTTGGTGGAACCGGAACGCTCACGCAAACAACCGTCGAGAGTGTAATCGGGGATGAGCAATGTTTGGATTATTCTCTCTATCCTGATTTCACCGGGTCCATTGGATTCACGCAGCGCGGATGCCGTCTGTCATGCAAGTTCTGCGTGGTTCCGCAGAAAGAGGGAAAAAACCGCAGCTTTCACACTATCGCGGATATTTGGCGGGGGCAGGGACACGCGAAAAACCTCCACCTACTCGATAACGATTTCTTCGGACAGGCGGAATGGCGTCAACGCGTTCAGGAGCTACGCGACGGAAAATTTCGAGTGTGCCTCAATCAAGGAATTAACGTACGGCTGATAGACGATGAGGCGGCAGAAGCTCTTTCGACAATCGAGTACCGCGATGACCAATTCCAGAAACGAACTCTCTACACCGCATGGGACAACATCGGAGATGAGCGCATCTTCTTCGCAGGGATCGATAGGCTAGAACGTGCCGGAATTCCGCCCAAGAACGTGATGGCTTATATGCTCGTAGGCTTTGACATTGCGGAGACTTGGGACCGCATCTGGTACCGATTCAATCTAATGGTAGAGCGTGGCATACGACCGTATCCGATGGTGTTTGATCGCAACCGCGTGGACCTATTGAGTTGGCAGCGGTGGGTTCTGACAGGACTCTACCGCATCGTCAAGTGGGATGAGTACCGTCGTTCGACAAAAAGCAAAGAAAGCGTGGACGCCTACGAACGCAGTAAACTTTCCGCTTGACACGAGCACAACCGTTCGGTTACAGTTTCGGTCATGAGGAAATACGACAAAGACGACGTGATGCAGGCCCTTCGTGACCTCATTGCAAAGTCCAATCAAAGCAAAGTGGCAGCAGGACTCGGATACACACCCCAGTACATCTCTCAAGTCCTGATGGGCAAGAAGGCGCTTACGGCTGAATTGGCCCTGCGTGTAGGTTTCATCCAACTGCCCGATGCTTACGTGCGGGCACCGAAAGGAAAGGTGAAGTAGTGAAATATCCTCCGATGGAAGCGGCCGCTTTCGCGAAGTGGCTCAATGATGAAGGTGCCTGCCGCGAATCACTCAAGTGGCAGCATGGAAAGACTCTGCGCGAAACCTGGGATACTTGCCAGCGTGGCGATTGGCTCGAATGGCTGCTCAACGCTTGCGGCTATCAATGGAGGGCCACGGCTTATGAAGCCTACCGGAAGGCGACGGCCCCGGCTGAGGAAGCCTACCAGAAGGCGAAGGCCACGGCTGAGGAAGCCTACCGGAAGGCGACGGCCCCGGCTTATGAAGCCTACCAGAAGGCGACGGCCACGGCTGAGGAAGCCTACCGGAAGGCGAAGGCCACGGCTGAGGAAGCCTACCGGAAGGCGACGGCCCCGGCTTATGAAGCCTACCGGAAGGCGACGGCCACGGCTGAGGAAGCCTACCAGAAGGCGAAGGCCACGGCTGAGGAAGCCTACCGGAA